ACTATGAACAACAAGTCTGAGTATTCTATTAAGGAGCGCGAGTACACTGCGATCCAGATGGCCCCCTCCACCGGTCCAACCGCTGCGGGACCCGCTAATGGCTGTGGTATGGCGAATGGTGTTGGCCTCGCGTCCTCCCTCCTTCCCCGTGAGGTTGCATCCGCTGAGGACTTTGGTGAGTTTGCTCCAGAAGACATCCTCGCTGGTCAGAACTTCCTTGAGCCCCGTGCCCAAATTGGTTTCCCAGAAACTATCGGTGGTGCTCTCCGTAACGCCAACCAACAGATCCGGTCCGATCCCCCTAACCCCAAGGATCCCTTTGTGTGGAACAACTCTACCATTGTGCCCGATGGCATGCACCGTTCGTTGTGTTAATTTTCACTTAAAGATTAGCTGTTAGTCTTATATAATAAACCATGTCAGTACCAAGTGTACTTTCAGAGAGTGTCTCTAAACTTGTAGAACTCTCTAAACAACTTTCAGAAGCGAAATCTGATATCAAAATCCTCAACCAAGAAGAGAAGCGATTGAAGGAATCAGTCAAAAAACATATGATTGATCAGGGTATTGATACCATTAACCTCAGGAAAGGTAAAATTAGTATACGTAAGTCGGTACGTAAATCTGGGATGAGTAAGGATGCCGTTAAGGATGGGCTTCATACGTTCTTCGGTGGTGACGAAGCTAAAGTTGAAGGTGCTTTAAACGCGATTAAAGATGGTCTTAAAACGAAGGAATCAACTTCGATCTCATTAACTGGTATAAAAGAAAAGCCCGAGAAAGAAGATAAGTAATAACAATGGTTTGGAGTCAATATGTATACGAAGCTACCACTGGTTTTGATACCTCTCATGCCAGTGATGATGAAGATTTTAACGATGAAATTCCTCTTAATGTTGAAGATTGGGAAATCCAACATTCAGATGAATTATGGTATATGTGGGGTATGATTAATACACTTACATATGACGCCCGCATTGAACACACAGGAAAATTTTGTGATTTTGTTGAATTTTGTTACATGGATAATTACCCTTACCAGGAACGTGTTACATATGAATATGACGAAAATCTTCATCACATCTGGAAATCCCTCAGACGATTTATACACTCTAATGGTCTTCACGAGGAGATGATGAGGGGTGCTACATTCTACCATTTTGTTGACTATGTGAATAATTATATGTATGTATATTAAATGCTCCCCGATATCACCTCCAACAAAGTTGCTATACCAGCCGCCCTTTTTCTCGCGCTCAGCCCAGGTGTTCTTCTGACCACTGACGGCAAGAAGCTCGCTTTCCGCAACGGAAAGACCAGCCAGATGGCGGTTATGTTCCACGCGCTCGTGTTCTTCCTCGTGTTCAGTCTCATCGCTCGCGCCATGGGTCTCGTTCTCACCAAGACCGATCTCATCGTGACCACCGTTCTCTTCTTGGCCCTCAGTCCAGGTCTCCTCTTGACTCTCCCCCCCGGTTCCGGTGGTGTTCTCAAGTCGGGTCAAACCAGCATCTCCGCCGCTGTTACCCACGCGGTTGTGTTCGCGGTTGTGTTCGCGCTTTTACGCAAGCAATTTCCTCAGTTCTATTAAGTAAGAGGATGAAATACCTTGTTTTAGGTCCAGCATCAATGGGTATATACTCAATGATTGGTACTCTAAAAGCAATGGAATCCACTCTCGTGGATGTTAAAGAAATATCTGGGTCATCCGCTGGTTCAATTTTAGCTTTATTTTTGGCTATTGGGATGTCCGTTGATGAAATATTAAATATATCTCTATCTCTGAATATCCCTGAGTTTGTTAAGATACGTATAGGATCTTTCTTTAACAAATTTGGTTTTGTTGATTTAGAACCCATACGTGATAAGATGGTTGAAATATGTGGTTGTGACCCAACATTTGAAGAATTGGAAATGAAAATATATGTGTCAGCGTATTGTTTAAATACGTCAACAACTGACTATTTCTCTGTAGATACACATCCTACTATGAAAGTTATTGATGCCGTATGTATGAGTATAGCTATACCCCTTATTTTCTCATGTGGCAAGTATGAGGGTAGAACATATATAGATGGTGGTACACAAGAAGTATACCCTATTACTCCATTTTTAGACAAGAAGCCACATGAAATTACATGTGTTAAAATGAAAATGGATAAAGTGTACCAAGAAGAAATAAATACACCAAGACAATTTGTAGAGTGTCTCGTTCGTTCAACAATTGTGAATAGACGCGACCATAGTAAGGATGTACATATAATTGAGATTGATATTGGTGCTACCAATGTATTTGATTTTAGTATGTCATATGAAGATAAAGTTAGATTGTATAATTTAGGATATAAATAATCGTTACACTTTTTTGTTAACTTAATGTATATAAGATGGATGCATGCGATCCAGATGCAGATATAGAAAACCTCAGACAGTTGATTAAGATCAACGCAGGGGTAGATATTAAGTTAACAAAAAAAGAGATTTGCCAAGCGTATGAAGATATTCAGGGAGGTAAGTTACCTCTCCCCCCTCTAGTCATGAACTCAACTCGTACATACTTGGTTGATAAGAATTCCCCCTTAAAACCAAATGATTACGAACTTCTTTTTGATTCTTCCACAAAGCGCGTAGACCTTAAAAAGATCGCACGTAAGGTTAATCTTAAGAATGTTGATCAGATGACCAAGTGTCAAATTGTTGACGCAATCGGTAAACGCCTGCGTTACATGAAAGTGCACGAACCCGTCAAGTTTGCTAGACGAACTCGTGTCTCCGTTAACAAAACCACAGCAGTGAACGAAAATAACACAGCAGTGAACAATGTTAACAATTTCAACACGAACCGTGTGAACAACAACGTGAACCGCGTGAACAACAACACGAACCGCGTGAACAACAACGTGAACCGTGCAAATGGAGCTCGCCCGGATATGAACTTTTCGGGTAAAGGTGTTTTTAGAAAGGGTACAAAACCTGCGTTTTTGGGTGGAACAACCCGCGCTGTTCGTGAACCAGTTAACATGAATCAACGCCCAGTTAACATGAATCAACGCCCAGTTAACATGAATCAACGCCCAGTTAACGTGAATCAACGCCCAGTTAACGTGAACACCCCAAAGAAACCTACAGTCTTCGGTAGTATCTTTGGTAAAAAGAAGGATAAAAACTTTGTTCCCGCCAAAAAGTTTGGTGGTGAAAAACCAGGGTATGCTTTTAAACAGGGCAATAAGGGATTAGGCTACTACATAAATACTGGTCCATTGCGTGCGCAAGGACCTTCTTTACCATCTATCGAACCTCAACCAGTCCCAGCTAATCAAAACTTAACCACGGAAAAAGCCGTTTCCACTATTAAACAACTTGGTCTCAGACGCGAAAAGATGTTCTTGAAACAGTTAGAACTTGGAACTGTCTCACGAAAACAGGTAGTTGCTGAGGCTCAACGGGCTTTGGAAGAGGAAAAGAGGTTCCTCGCGTTTATAGATGGTCTGAAACTACTCAACATTGAGAGTGAATACATTAAACAACGCATGGCTGTAGATGATCTCAGACAATTGAGAGTTGAAGCTCAAATTAAGGCTGATGAGAGAGCCAATGTGACAAGGAGTAACGAGGAAAAGATGGCCATGTTCTTAGAGTCAACAACTCTCGGACAAAAAGATAAAAATTCCTTCTTGGACCGAGCCAGACAAGATAGTGCTAATGTTAACAAATTGATTTTAGAAATTAAGAAATTGATTTCACAAGAAATGGACAAAGTCCTCAACAATAAGAGACAAGAGTTTACATCTCTTCTCAAGAATTACAATAAATTAAGTAACCAAGACAAGAATGATCTCGTCAAGAGTATTGATGAGAAGACAAACACAAACGCTATGAAAAAGCTAGCTGAAAATTTACTCAAGAAACGAATTGATGATAAAAAGAACATCGTCGCTCAAAATCTTCTTTCGTTCCTGACACCTCTAAAAATCAATCAAACAAATAAGAATACCTTTTTGAAGCGTTTCAAGAATGATGATGTTGATGTGAACACACTCAAGAGGGAGGCCCTCAATATGGAAAAGTCTAAAATGTCTGGAAATGTTGAGAACCTCCGCGTCAAACTTAACACACGTATGGCAGAAATAGGTTTGAACCAGTTAGATCAGAATGCAATCATGAAAAAATTCCGAAATGGTAACAGAAATGTTGAAAAGTTACTTCAAGAAGCGAAAAACATTAAGTCTCAACGAAATGTAAAAACTGGGAACCGACGTAAAGAAGAATACATCTCTTACCTCGCTACATTGTCTAATCTCACAAATGAAGATAAGAAACGCCTGATAAATTCGGGAAATCTGACCAGAAATAAAGCTTTCAATATGTCTAAGACGAGGGGTGTAGAGAAGAAGGAAGGAGAGAAGAAAGAGTATATCGGATTCCTCGCGGATTTGGGACTTACAAATGAAAATAGAATAACTATGATTGACAAGTACAACGCGAACAGACTCAATGTTGAGGTCCTCAAGAAGCAAGCTATAGAGTTGCGAAGTGGTAAGATCTCCGAGAAGAAAGCCAAACTTTTATCATATATCAACACTCTTGGTCTAGGAAATGAAAATAGACAGAAGTTACTGAATCGTGTTGAGAATACAAACCTCAATATTCTCAAAGCTAACGCCAATGGAATCGCTAAAAAAAATGCAGGTGAAAAAGAGGCTAGAGAAAAGAGAGAACTGGAAATGTATATCAACGGTTTGGGGCTCACTGTCAATAACAAAAGAGGTATCTTAAATAGAAACCCATCTCTATCCGAAGGAAAAAGGATGGCTAATACAAAGGTACAAGAAAAGCAAGCTAAAAATAAAATTATTCAAAATAAAAAAGAGTTAGAAACCTACATTAATAGTTTGGGTTTGAATATGAATACAAGGGTTAGTATTATGAACCAGAATATTTCTATCAGTGAAAAAAGAAAATTAGCCGATATAAAGTTTCAAGAAAAACAAACTAAAAATAAAATTATTCAAAACAAAAAAGAGTTAGAAGCCTACATTAATAGTTTGGGTTTGAATATGAATACAAGGGTTAGTATTATGAACCAGAATATTTCTGTTAATGAAAAAAGAAAATTAGCCGATATAAAGTTTCAAGAAAAGCAAGCTAAAAATAAAAATATTCAAAACAAAAAAGAGTTAGAAACCTACATTAATAGTTTAGGTTTGAATAGGAATACAACATATGGTATTATGAACCAGAATATTTCTATCAGTGAAAAAAGAAAATTAGCCGATATAAAGTTTCAAGAAAAGCAAGCTAAAAATAGAAAAACCCAAAATAGGAAAGAATTGGAGAAATATATAAATAATTTAGGTCTCAATACTAATAACAAATCAAACATTTTGAGTAGAAATGTATATCTCAACGAGGGGAGAAAATTAGCCAATGCTAAATTTCAAATGAAAATTAAGGAAAAGAGGAACAAAGATAAGGTTACACTATCGGTATATCTTAATAAATTGGGTCTAGCTACCAATGAGAAGAATCAATTCCTTCAAAAGTTTAATACAAATGTCAATGCGAATACGATCAAAATGAATGCTAAAACATTCATTGATACTAAAAAAACTACACAAAAAATGAAAAATAGACAGGAACTTCAAGAATATATGTCTAAAGCTGGTCTCGGACGTAGTGAACAAAGTGTATTATTCAACCAATTCAATAGAAATATGGATAATGTAAACGCCCTCAAAAAAGAAGCTGATAAATATATTGCTCAACAAACGAAACGACAGAGAGCTGCGATGCGTGATGACCTATTGCAATACCTAAAACAATTAAATATTACCAAGAAGGTTGGGGACAGCATCATGAGGGAGTTTAACAATACAGAAACAAATGCGCAGATTCTTAAAAATCGCGCCAATGGAATCGTTGCAGCTAGAGAAGAAGAGAGATTCATACAAGAAGAAGGTCAATTTATGAACTATCTCAATACTCTCGAAAATCTCACAGCCGAAAACAAATCCACTATAACTGATAAACTCAACGGTTATTACACCAATTGGAATTCCCTTAAGAAGAGTGCAACAAATACTGCTTTAGGACGTTCTAGAGAAAAACGCCAAAAACAGCGGAATGATCTATCAAACTACGCCAATTCTTTGGGTTTGAACAACACCAGAAAGAATTCTTTATTAAAGGCTTTGGACAACCAGGTTACTAACGTTGGCACTCTAAAGAGAGAAGCTGATAAACTGAAGAATCAAATGATTAGTGAAAATAAATTGGGAAAAAAGAAGAAATTGTTAAAATCTCTGACTAATCTTGATATAACAAATCAAAATCGTGCATCTTTCATAGAAAAGTTTGGTAACAACACATCTACCGCGAATGCTATTTTGGAAGAGGCTAAACAATTAGAAGTTGAAAGAATCAAAACTAGAAGAGATGAATTATTTGTATTTATGGGTAATTTAGACCTCGAACAAAATGATAAAAACTTAATTCTTATAAACTTTGATGCCAACCCTAGGAGTAATGCTACTTTACGAAACAAAGCTAAACAACTCAAAAGTACAAGAAACAATGAAGAGCGTGAGAAAATACGACGTGAGTTGAAGGGATATCTCAATACTTTGAATATGTTGAACAATGTCAACAAGAAGAAATTGATGGCCAACAATTCTAACAATGTCAGAAATAAGGCTAATCAACTTCAAGCAAATAAGAAGGCTCAACTCGAACGCAAAAAAGAGTTTAATGAGTTGTCCAGATATATCAATAGTTTAGACTTATTGAACCAAACAAACAAACAAGGGTTATTGGCTAACAATTCTAAAAATATTAACAGTATAAGAAATAAGGCCAATCAACTTCAAGCAAATAAGAAGG